GTTCGTCAGGATGCAGAAGTCGTTGGCCGCATCGGCCTCGATGCCCATCTGCGAAAGACCGGACGGGTATGACACCGTTCCGCGGGTCTTCATCGGGATGTAGCAGACAATGCTCTCTCTATACGGGATGAGATTCATGCCGCCACTGGTGGCCGCCACCGGCTTGTGATTCCCGGTGCCCTCCCAGGTGCCCGCGCTGCCGTCCCATATAAGGCGAATCGTATCGCCGTCTCTGCTGGCCGCGTATGCATTTGCGCTGTCTAGACACGAGCGCGTCCTCCATGAGTCTCTCGAAGACATGCGCTCTGGTGGCAACGACATCTCGACATCTGTGCTGCTGCCGTCTGCGAAGATCGGCTGCCAGTTAGTGTTGTCGAATCTAAACCTGATCTCAATCCTTTCGATGCCATAGTCGGCGCCGTTGATCAGGTCGAAGTTAACGTTGGCCGGCACTATTTTGACCGGTATGAGATAGGTCTCCTCGGGTGTTGCGGGCGCGGTCTCCCCACTCACCACCGCCACGGGCGTTGCGACGGTGCCACCCCAGAACCTATAGCCCCCCTGAACGTGCATCCACTTATCTAGGATGAGCTGGTTGTGCATCTCTATTGATGTCGGGCCGCCCATGTTGGTCCAGTCGATGCGGTACTTACCCGACACCATCCTGAAGTCCTCATCGTCAACGCTGCGGTCGATGGCGCCGCCTCGTCCGTACTCGAGGATGTAGAAAGATGCCGATCGAGTGGTGTCGGACCAGGGGGTGCCGCCTGTCGTGGCGTAGTCGATGAATGGCTCTTCCTGCACAGAGCCAACGCAGTAGAGGCTCTCGTCTACAGACAGCAGCCAAGGGCTATCGATGTTCATCGCCACGGTCGGGATCTGCCCATAGGCGTCTGCAGTCTCCTTGGCGTTGGACTCGTATGTCCACAGCGACCACTTGTCCCCCGAGAAGCAGAGCGTTGCGCGTTGACCGGGGACCGTGACGAGGAGCGCCTTCAGGTGGTCGCAGTAGGTGACGTTGATCATGCTCGTGTCGAGCGTGACCACGCTATTGCGCGATGGCTCCGTGGCGCTGCTTGCGCCGGTGTTCGCCGTGGTCGCGGTAAAGAATGTGGTGCATGGGTCGGTGATGAAGTCGGTGAAGAACGGGGCGATCGGCTGGCTAATGGTCTGTATATCGAAGCCGCCGGCAGCGACATGCACCCCGATGCGGCTGACCCATATGAGCGCCTCACCATAGTTTGCGGTGGCGTTCTGCGAGATGCATCCAATGGAGTCGGAGATACGCACCGGGGCCATGCCCTCTCCCAGCAAGTCACTGCTGCCAGGGGAGTACACCCAGGTCTCCGTCTCCGTGTAGACATAGATGTTCTGCCCGCTGCGTCCGAGCGCGGTGATCTCTTTCTCTGTCGGCACGATGACGACGTTCTGATCGATATAGACGGTCGGCGCGAAGATGTTGGAGAAGTAGAGCACCCGCTCATTGGCGATGACGAGCGCACCATCGAAGGCGATCATGGCCTCTGGCTGCGGCAGCGAAGACGACGTGCGATAGTTGTACGTGTCTGTGTACGGGCCGTTCGTTGGGCGCACCCGCCAGACGAGCGAGCTCTCTGAGTATGGGCCAGCCCATTCCGCCCTGGCCTGCGCACCGCCAGACTGCCCGTCGCCATGGGTGCCGTCTCTAAACGTAGCGACCTGGCGGTGCCTGTTGCCGCGGAAGGTCGCTGGCGAGTAGGCGTAGAGCGGCACCGAGCGGGAGCCGAAGTAGACCGTATCGCCTATCTCGGCGAAGAAGAACGGGTCGCTTCCCTGGCCGCCGGTCCACGACTGACAGTTATCCTCGCGGTTGGACTGGAAGTTGCCGTGCCTTAACTCCAGGTCTGAGATGTCAAGCCCCGCCGAAGCGGTGTGCTCGTATAGCGGCTCCTCCCACCTCTCCCTGGTGGTCGCGTCATAGATGCTGACCAGGAACACGTCTGCGATCTGTGCGCCCCAGGTCGACGCGCCGGTGGTGGGCGATGCCCTATCGATCTCACTGGCTTCGTCTGTGTAGACGAGGGCGCGAAAGACGCTGATGATCTGCGTGTTGCCGAAGTCGGTCTTGATGATGAAGCTGCCAAGGTGCTCTCTATAGCCCCAGTCGTCGGTAGGAGAGCCACCGGCAACGTACTGCCCGATATTAAAGGGCATCAGGGTGTCGAACTCTGCGGCCTGCCCGAACCCCTTGCGCACTTCCCAGGCGCCTTGGCGGTACAGCATATTGAGTACGAAGTTACCCTTGGTGGGTGCTGCGTACTCGATGCCCTCACCGAGGATGTCTAACTCTTCGTACTTGACCGCCATCTCACATGTACTCCAGGTCCACGACCATCTCCACGATGCCGCCGGCCCGGTTCTCGAGATACTCCTTTAGCTGTTGCTGCCTGCGCCCGAAGAGCGCCACGAGCTGGGCATTGTCGGCGGAGTCGACGATGGCGTATTGCAGATATGCGGTGAGCGCGATGATGTCATGGAACCTGTTGAGGTCGTCGATGTAGACGTTGGTGCCAGCGGCTATGCCGGCTGCCCAGTTGACGTCCTGGTCTGGCACGTAGTCGACGCGGAAGACGCCCGAATACTCGGACGCGAAGTTGATCACAGCGCCCTTGAGCACGTAGTCCGACCGTCCATCGTAGGCTGACTTCAGGTTGAGCGATGGCACCAGTCGGCGCACCACATTGTTGGTGTCCGTCGCGCTGTTAACCCTGTAGATGTCAACGAGCTGATAGAGCCTGGTCGCCGCAGGGGCAGCAGAACCCAGCAGCACGCCAGTAAGGTCGAGGATGCGGGCGTCCGCAAGCGTGACGACGTATTCCTGCGCGTAGACGTATGGCGCCATGTCGATAACGACTGCCCTGAAGTCGTCATAGGCCAGCGACAGCCACTGCGCCATCTGCGCGTCATCGACGAACGTCTGGTCAGGCTCGTCCATGTAGCGCCTGAAGAGCGCCGCCACGTCTTCGACCATCATGAGCCTGCCCCCGGCACGACCATCGGCGGGCTAGACACCCCCGGCACGTTCTGCCCCTCTGCCGGGAATGGCACCTCTGCAAACGGGTCGCCGCCTATCTGCCCCTGCGGGGGTGCCGGCATCGCAACAGACTGCAGCTCTGGAGCCGGCTTCTTCTCCCTCGGGTGGATGCTCCTCCTGGCAGACTGCTCCGCGTGGATCTGGTCGTCCTCATTGGCAAAGGACGCATCCACGATGATCTGCCGGATATAGTCCTGCCGGTCCTGCGGGAGCTCGTAGTAGTCGGGCGACTGCGTGAACTCATTGAACACACGCAAGAACGCCTCGAGATCGTCTGTGGGCAAGATCTGGATGTTGTTGCCCATGATGACGGCCTGGAGCATCTCCTTGGCGTGACTGAGCGCCAGGAACTTCTGCGCCACCTGCTGGTTGTAGGTGCGGAAGCTGATGGCCTCCCTGGCCTCCTCTGGGCTCATGAGCTGCAGCTGCACCATCTCGAGCACCTTGACCTCTCGGTTCGCCGCGTCGACCTGGAAGAGCATGTCGGCGTTGATGTGGATCTCCGGGTTATCCACGATGTCCGTGCTCGAGATGGCACGCCACGCTGGGGTGCCGGCGGAGTCGAGCATCTTGATCATCCGAGACTCGTCGTAGTGCCGTCGCATGAGCAGCAGCACCGTCTTCATCGTGTCCTCGACCGCATATACGATCTCGTTCTGCGTCATCAGCAGCTGCGTGGCATCCTGCTGCGTCAGCGTGCGTGCGTGGACGCCACTCTTCACGCCGGGCTCACGCCTGCCCAGGGTGATGCCATGCGCGCCGGCCACATCACTCATCTCCTCTCTGAGCACAGAGGGCTCTCTGAGCACATGGGACGGCATCTGCTGCGGGTTCGCAGGCTCTGGCTTTCCTCCGCCAGGGGTGAACCTGATCACCGCGCCAGGCTTGTTCATGAAGCTGCCCTTACGTATGTCGGCGGTTCGCGGCACCAGCCATGGCGGGTTGCCCATCAGCCTGACGTTGGCGTGGATCTGCGTCCTGGTGCGGTTGTAAAGCTGCTGCAGGTCAGCGACCTGCACCATCGGGCCCTGCCCCCACAGGTCGCCCTCGATGATGTGGTAGCGCATCAAGCGGACGGGGAAGGTGGCGCGCACGTCCTCACTCACCTCTTTCTGCAGGTAGGTGTCCCCGACCAGGATGGCGTGCCGCCCGTCGCGCCAGTAGACCTCGAAGACCTCGATGCGGTTCGAGGGCTTATACTCCTGATATTCGAGCAGCCTGTAGTCGGTATCGTCGGGCAGGTTATCGATCTCAGCAGCCTTGTCCGGGTAGGTGTCCTTGAGCTCGCCCTTGGTCGTGTAGGTGCGGATGGCGGTCCACCTAGCATCATCCGGGCTATGCACGCCTGGCTCGAAGAAGACATCGAACGGACTGACGGCCCGGCAGCGCACCCGGCCTTTCGTTGTCTTCGACCCGACAACGGCGTCCTCTTTCTCCCCGTCCTCTGACGGATAGTCGCCGGGAAGCAGGTCTAACTGCTCCTTGAGTTCCACTCCGGGCTCGAAGTACGTGTGCAGGATGGCGTTGCCCGTCTGGCACATCCATCGGATCGCAGAAGACCAGACCCGGTTCTGCTTATCCGAGAGCCAGAAGTAGCGCAGCGCCATCTCGCTGGCCGTCGCCTTGGTGATGTCGTCCACGTGGTCGCTCGCTGGCAGCACCACGGGGGTCGGTGCGTTCAGCGTAAGCCTGGCGATGATGTTGCGCTCGATGTTGAGCATCTGGTTGACCGTGACGCGCACCTCGCCGGGGAGCCGCTTGATCACGTTGTAGTCCTTGGACCGGTTGCTCCAGTAGAGCCACTGGTCGCCCGACAGCATCCGCATGGCAGCAGACCACTCGCGCTCATGACGAGTCTTCTCGCTCCTAGAGCGCAGGATGTGCGAGTGCATATCAGTGGGGAACTTCGCCATCGCTATCCACCTGCCAGTATCTTTCTGATCCGCTCGCTCCCACCGGGGGCCACTTGAGCCGCGTCGACCTGGGGCGCACCCATCAGCGGCTGCCCTGTCCCGGGCGCCTGCCTTTGCTGCGCCTCGACAGCCCGCGCCTCGTATCTCTGCTGCTCAAGGCGGGCCTCCCCCAGTTTGCGCTCGTTGCGCATCCGCATTGCCTCCGCTGCCGCCTGCTCCTCTTCCGCCTCGCCCGATGCCACAGCGCCGCCAATGAGGCCGCCGACCGCGCCGAGCAGGATGCCGAGCACTGGATTGATCCAACCGGCTGCGGAAGCCACGGCAACGGGCAGGTCGATCGCGGAACTAACAACCGCCCCGGTCTCC